ATGGGATACAAGCCCCATCTGCTAATCTTGTTACTGAGTTTTGATTTAATTTATACATTTGTTTTCTCCTTATAGTTCTGCTGATAATGCTAAGTTATGTGTTCCTCTTGCGGATTGAGCAAAATACCCATAAGGATTGCCGTTTGTAAACCCTGTTGCAGAAAAACCAGCTCCACCTCCAGTTATTGATGGCGTTATTCTCATTGCAGTGCACAATGAATAGCTATACACGTTTAGCCCAGCCTCAACTATACAACTTTCATATTTTTGGTAATATCTCTGACAAGCCTGTACCTCTCCGCCAAATTCACCATCATACGGATGCCATCCATCAGTTGCTACAGCGCCATCTTCTAGTTTAACTTGGGCTATATCGAATGTTCCTGATTGTTGACCTAGCGATGAGTATGCAGTATTATATGTACTGCCCATGTCAAAGGCAAATGTTATTCCAGTAGTAGTTGTATGTACCCCATCTACCCCTAGTGTTTTACCTATAATAGATGGGAGAGTAACCGTAATAGTTTTCTTCTGCCATGTAGTTGTCAATGCTACAAGTTGAGTTCCTATCCCATCTACAGTAGCTGATGGAGTGCCACCAGTACCAAAAGATTGAGCAAGCTTTATTGCTATATTCTTATTGCTATCTGCTTTAGCCCAAAATGAAATAGTTACTGTCTTACCAGCTAGTTTAGTTACGTTTTCAACATACTGTAGTTTAATAACATAATTACTTACACCTACTACACTAGACACTACTGTTCTACTGAACTTACTAGCACTAAATAAAGCTCTTTCAGTATCTGTTGCATTAACCATTGAATGTGTTTTAGTGGAGCCTACATTTAAGTTAGCCCACCTATCATCACTACCATATCCACTACTCGTCTGACTTGTACCATATTGCCACATATCAAAGTTACCATTGATTAAGTAGTTTTTGCGTTGTCCTGTGGAGACTTGTCTACCATCTACTACTGGTGGTGAGGTGAAGGTTTTAATCCCTGCTATGGTTTCATCGCCAGGGTCAAAAGTAACCGAATCCCAATATGCCGCAGTTCCATCAGTTCTTAAATAATGTCCTGTATGACCAGTTTGTGATGGGAGTAAACCAGCAGCTCCCATAATTGCATCTATTTCTGTTTCAGTATAATATCTATCATCCCAATTAACTTTTCCGGGCTCTGTAAATTCCACTAGGAGAGCCCCAGTGACCTGCTGTTGCCTGATAACAACTGCACATGCCTGATACATCCCTGAGGTAGGTTTAGTTGCTGTTAAGCCTCCTAACCCATTATTATATAAAATGGTATTAACTGCGTATGTTCCTGTATCTAGCCCAGAAATTACACCGGTGTTTATTGCTAATCCGTAAGACCCACTAGTGATGGCTGCTTCAGTAATTCCTATTGCAACATCAGATGCAGAGGAGCAAGGAGCAACCCTAATAGATTCTTCACCAGTTTCATAACTAATAGCCTTTACTAATACACCTTTTGCAATTGTACTTCCTGTTTGGTTTTTTACTTTATAATGAACGTGGTCAGCCCCCACAATGTTTGTTATATCATCAAGAGTCTTATTAGTGAAAGTGGCAACTGCTGATGATGTAACTATTCCGGATGCAACTGTGTCCACATACTCCTTAGTAGCTGCATGTAAGTTTGCTGTTGGGTTTGCATGTAAAGTTAAAAATCCCGTTAAAGTACCACCAGCTTTTGCTAAAAAGGTACTTGCAGCTTCTGTACGGGAGTATAGCTTTTCTAAGTTTGAATTTATTATTAAACGCCAAGCAGTTGCACCTACCTCAAGCGTTTCTAGTCCATTTGATAAAAGTCCCATTAATTTCTCCTAGTTTCTTATTTAATAATCGTTCTACACTATAAAGTCAGCTGCTACTACAACTTTAGTAACTTTAGGGGACTTATAGGGCCCCTCCTGAACCTCTACATCATAAGTTCCAGTAGTTGTTATATTATATGTACAGTATGCTCCAGAGGTGGGGGGACTTATAGTTGCAATTAAAATACTATTTTTATAGATATTATATATCCCCTCAAACACCCCCTCATCTTCTCCTGCCACAATAGTATCACAATTTCTATAGTTAGCCCCTTTTAACCTTACACAAGGGGACCATTTTAAATCCCCCGAAGTTCCCAATGGAACTACTAGTAAACTATTTATTTTATATGGGGTTTCTACTCCATAGTTATAAGTATGATTTGTATTAATTTCTGCTGACCTACTGTAAGGGTTTTCTGCAAAAACTTTAATATTTGGGCTAGTAGAGGTTATTTTTAGTACTGGTAACGAGTTTGCACTTACAGGGGCAACCCAGAAAGCTTCTCCTATAGAATGCGCTGTAACTTTATCTTGTACTCCACGAATTATTCCACTAAACTCAAAGATAGTATCAGAAACTTTTGTAACTGTTTGGAAAGCTATAGCCTCATCCCCCCAATAAGCAGTATACACCACTCTATGTAAATCTGCAGCAGTACCTATTATCTGATATAAGTCTTTATCTAAGTTTTCTACTTGTATAATTAAATCCCTATCTAAAACAGCTCCTGTATTATTAGTAATAACTTTTACAGTTCCATAACTCCACTCAGGGGTCCTTAAATATAAAGAGGTGAGTTCATATGCTACTAGGTTTCTAACATAGTTTCCAGTACTAGGGTATGTAGCCGCCACAAATACAGATTTTTCTAAAGCATTCTCTGGAGTTACTGGGAATATTTTTAGTCTATTGGGTGCAGCAGAAAGCTCATAAGTAGGCTGAACAGAAATAGGAATAGAAGAAGGTAATTGTATTAACTCACCTATATTGAAAATATCCTCTATGGCTTCTATCCCATAATAATCATCTTTATCTTTATCCCCAGTTACCTTTGTAACCCTAAATACTAAACTAGCCCCTGCAGTTAAAATATCATCTGAAAAAGTAAAAGCTGCCCCTAACATAAAATCAGGAAAATCAAGGGGGCTAATATTAAATGTTAGAGAAGCTAAAGGGTATGACTGCTTCTTGAATTGCATTGTTGTTAAATAAGCCAATGCCTCATCAGTATTTACACAGGTTAAATCTACATCAACATTTTTAACAAACCCAGCAACATTTAAATTAGCCTGATTTGTTAACGAAACGGTATCAATTTTAGGGATACCATCCCCAGTTATATTTGTATACTTGAAAGTGAATGTATTAGGTAAATCTGCTCTTGAAGACCTAGAAAATTTAATATTAGAAGCAATGTCCACTGATACGCTTGGTAGATTTTCTATGGTATAATCATCTCTTAATAAGTTTAAAGAATACTTCCCAATATTATTATTAAAATAAACAACACCATCAATATATCTTAATATTTCCTTAATCCAATCTATTGCTTTTTTCGAGGTATTTATAACTATACTCATGCCTAATTTTTCTGAATAAAGCGTTGCAGCAGCAGTAGAAAAAGAAGCTGAATCTAATAAGAATGGGCTAACTTTAACGAGGTTTGTAAGTATATCATAGATAATATATGCAGGGTTTGCATTAGTAACAGCAAAGGTTACAACAGTAGCATTAGCTGCTAAATCATCAACTATTGTTCCAGCGTCAGTGGTAGTAACAGGAAGGGCTGGGGTACTATTTGTAGATATAGCAGAAGATTTACCAACAATATTTTTGTAAGTAGCGTAGTTGGTTAAACTAGCACAAGAAGGTATACTTGTTTTACCTATTAACACTCCATAGGTTGGTACATTTCTTACATTATCTCCAATGAAAACTTGCGGAAATACTAAGTAAGCTACATTTTTGTAGATTAATTCTAGTCCCGTTTTTTGTGTAAGATAGGAATTAGGTGAGGTTTGTGAGCCTAAGTAAACGTATACAGGGGATGTAGTATTTGTTGACCCGTAAGTTTCTGAGGTTTGTCCTGTTTTTGCTTGAAAGGAAGCACCATTCGTTGTAATATCTCCAGACCAAACTCTAGTTTCTTGAAGGTAAAATCCATATAAGTGGTCTATGCCCTCACTAAAGGCATATGCCATATCTAAGTAATATGCGTAACCTACTAACTGAGAACCACCTCCACTTTTTCCTCCCACAATTAATCCTTTAGCTACTAACTCTAATTTCAGTACTACTTAAGTTTCCATAGTACATACAGTTTCCTTTTATATATGTTGTTCCATATATAATTGGCACAACCCTGGAGGTGGAGTTATCAGAAAACTGAAAATCCTCTAACCCAGAAGGTCTCATATCTTGTTGTTGGGCAGTTGGCATAAATAAAAATGCTACTACCATCAAGGCAACGGTAAAAATTAATATCCATTCAAATGGGGTCATATGGACTCCGACACTGGGTTTTTAATAGGAATAAAAGGAAATCCACCAAAATTTAATGAATTATTAAACTTATCTTTACATGTAGTAAACAATTTATCACATCCTTTAATAACAGAAATGTTTACGGGTAAATTAATGATAGGTTGGTCTAAGTATAACATTACGCTAGATTGTCTTAATATATATACAGACTCCCCATAGTTAGTTCTTAAATACCCTCCAGACATAATTCCGTCTGGATAGCCAGAAAGCTCCGGTATTGTAACCTCTCTACGATTAACTGAAAAAGTAAAACCATTAGTAGTTATACTATGTGAAGCTTGCGCAACTCCACACTCTGCAGAGTATAAACCAAACGAACATGAAGTTCCATACGTTCTATAAGGAACTTCTGAATCAAAGAAAGACTCTTTCCGTTGAAAGGTAACTTCTGCTAACCCAGATGTTCTATCAAATTCTATTTTGGTCATAATGCCTTGAAATACTTGATACCCGGAAGAGTAGTCAATTAGGGTTAATGTTAATTCTACGGAAGGTGAAGAAACTACGAAGTCTGTAAATGGTTTCATTTCTATAGGTACAGAAATTCTTACGTCACTAGAATTTAGCTCTAACCCTATCTCAGTTCTTGTAATAGGGGAGGCTAGGTATGTCATACTAGAAAACACTACATTGTCTGACCCTGAACAGTAAGAGTAAGTAGAACCTAAAAATTCAATTTTATATAAATCCATTTAATCTCTCTTACTGTAAGTATGTTGTATAATTATCGTTATACAGCTCATAAATGGGAAGTCTTACTGAGCTAAAATTAATATCCTCTAACTCAAAAGTTAAAGTGTCAGTGTTTAGTCTACAAAAGTACAGAAAATTAATATCCCCACAGCTCCCTGCATCAGCAGCAATAGGGTCTGCTAAAAATAATTCGTCACAAGCCCCCAACTCTGGGTCTTGTACTTCCCCTACAGAAACTACCTGTGTAGCAAATTGTATTGATGGGAAATATAATACCTTTTTAACATAGGAATATGCAATAGTGGAATAAGACTTTTTTACTAAAATGCTAGTACTACCAGCACTAAGAGGTTGCACAACAGTAAATTCTGCTTTTCTGGAATTAAACATAAATGGTTTTACTTTACCCCGAACAGAAGTAAACCAATTTTTTAAATAAACCCTCTCCTGAACATTATCTTGCTTTAAGGTAACCTGAAAGGTTTTGTAAGGTTCACTATTACTAACAATTTGTTGCTTTTGATTGCTATTACCAATAATAGTATAATCTTTTTTTAAATCTTCTGTTACTTGGTCATATACTGTGAAGGGAAATAGTGTATATCCATAGAATGGTCTGTATTGGTTTGGTATACTTACAAATGTACTGGCTCCTGGTTGTTTCCATGTTAAACTATAACCTCCAGAAGAGCTTCCTACAAATCTTAATTTTATAGAAGCCACACCACTCGGTAAATATATTTGAGCTTCTCCAGAAGTAACATAAGTACCTGCCACGAAATTTCCATTTATAAATAAGTCACACACCCCAGAGGTTCCTGCTACTTTAAATGTGTATGTTCCATAAGTAGGAATTATAATATCACCCTCAGAAATACATAAAGAAGAGACAGGAGTAGAATAGTAAGTTGATATAGTTTCTGATAAATTATCTTCCCAGTGTGTTCTAATATGTTTACTAGTTATCTTATAAACTAATTCTACACTATTAAAAGCAACAGTAGAGCCAGGGGATGAATACCCGGTTGCATCATAGTGTCCCACTAAAAATCTTTTCATTATAACTCCAAGAAAGATAAGGTTAGCTTTTGGTCTGTAGCTACCGTAGATATATTAGAATTTGATGTTTCGGGAGTTCCCACCATAAGAGGGACTATCCAACTTCCAATAGGAACTGTAATTTCCTGTGCAATATAAATAGTAGTAGAGGTTACATCATATATTCTACTTAAAATGGTGGTTTGTTCATTAATATAAATACCAACATAATCCCCTGGGCTGAATACTCCCATATATGTATCACAAATAATTGCAGTACCAGAAACTAGAGCCTGAGTATTTTTAGTGGCAAATGCCCATAAAGGCTGATACATTACGTCATAGTATCCTGAATAAATTGTATTTTGAATAAATGTTGCATCTGAGGCGGATGTTGGGGTTATTTCATATCTAACAGCTCTCTTAGGCTCTTCCATCATAGCACGTCTTTTTTCTTTCTTATTCGTTGATTCAAATATACTAGTTTTAAAAGAATAAGATTCTGAGTATGAATTTCTATTAGGGTAAATTGAATATACAACAATAGGCTGTCTATAAATAGATACAGTAACATTCAATGTAACCTTATCAAAAATTAAAGGAAAACTATCAAATATTTCTGCCTCACCTGCGAGTAACCTAGCAGTTATCCTGATGGTTTTTTGGGCCCCTGAATTTATAGTCTCACCAATATTAATACCAGATAAACTACAACCAAATTCCTCCGGAATAGTATTAGAAACTAAAGTAATTGAATCTCTTCTTTTATTATAAACTAGTATTTCCAGATATTTATCAGAAGTAATAATACCATAGTATAACTCCCTATTACCAGGTGATGTTGTTACCTGATACCCATATAATTCTGGGTTCCCCTCATTATAAATATAAGATAAAGGAGCACTATAATAAGGTAAAGTGTGTGTTAAGTTACCCTCAGCACCCGTTAAGTTATGGTAAAGTGGCTCAGGGATTGGGTTAAGGTAACTGAAAAGCCCTGCTATAGATTCACCAGCATTATTATGTGTAGGGTTTGGTAATAATTTAGGAGGGGTGAATTGAATGAAATCAATAGACATACCTGGGTGTCTTACAGTTACATAACAATCCCCTAATTTTGTAGTGGCCTTTACCCCAGTGATTGGTGCAACAGAATCTAAAATTGTTTTTATTTTAACTGCAGTATTAACTGAAACACCTAAAGGTTTAGCAATAGTTGCTTCTACGTTGTATGCAGTAATATTAGGGATAGCAAAAGAGGCAGAAACCCCTGTTACGGTAACAGAGTATCCCTGTACGTACCCAGATACTACATAATCATCTAAAACATATCCCATCTAAGCTCCTATTAAGCTAATGGAGCAATCGTATCAACAACCCCATACACAGTAACTACACCAGCACTATTAATCATACAGTTAATATCGTAGGAAGGACCTGTAATATCTAAGGCTTCTCCTCCTACAAATTTAGTTCCCGCAGGGAAAGTAATTGCATAAACCCCAGTAAAAGATAAGACAAACGGCTTTCTAATTCCGGTAGTAGGGGGGTTAGTAAAAGATAGAGTTATAGGAGCTGTTAAAGTACCCATAATAAATGTACCTAAGCTTAAATCAACTGCTATAGCCCCTGCTATATTCCCCAAAGGGTTTTCAATTACTTCTAATTTCCCAATAGCTGTTTCTGTAGTATCTATACGACCAGAAAGGAACGTAAAGTTCCCATCAAGTTCCTCATAAGTAAGCGGAACACCTTTAGTGTCCCTTAAAACTAATGCCATTTGCTATCCTTATGCATTATCAACAGCTTTGAAAGCTATTCGGTTATTTGTATCAAGTGGGAAGGACCAGAACTCATCTCCATTAATTGTCAAGCTCATGGGGAGTGATGGGGTAATACCATAATGTTTATAAAAGTTATGTAAAGTGCCTATAGGTTTATATTCAAAGTTGTCAGAAAGCCCCAGGTTCACTCCAGCAACTTGCTGTGTAACGAAAATTTCCCCAGAGTATTGATTAAATCCTGCAGTTGTATAGTTAGATGGGGTCACTAAATCAATATACCCTTGTTTATTAGACACAGAACTAGCAATTGTCTTTCCATACCATGTTCCCTCGTAGAGCACATAGTAATTGGAATTACCTGCTGTGGTGGCTGCAGTACTTACAGTATATCTATTATAATTAGTCCCAGTTATTACAGCCCCTCCATTATAATTGAAGAACTTATCTAGTTGTCCTATATAGACATACTGAGGGTATTTAGCCCCTAAACTTAAGTGTTCAGTATATAAACAGAAAAAAATACTATTTGTGTCTGCAACAAAATATAAGTCACTCGGGTATTCAGGAAACCATATATCATTTGTTTTAATATAGAAATACTCGTTAGTATTATTATCGGAACTAACCAATCTTCCAGGCTGGCGGTCTACGGCTAAATTTGTATCAAAGCCTCTATTAATATAAAAGTATAATTTAAGATTTTCATAATCATAAAATAACGAAATATATAAGGTTTCTCCATTGGTTGTAATAGAATGTAGGTATAGTTCAGTTGTTTTACTCCCTAAGTTCTCCCAGTGTTCCGGAGGTAGAGTTAAATAAGTATACTTTACTGCTCCACCACTAGCTACCCAACCCAAGACAGACTTATCATTACTTGTAAAGGTAACATTTGCTGAAATTATAATGTCCCCGAAGTTTCCTATAGCATATAAAATATTTCTTGTAGTATCTTGAGAAAATCCTGTATTATTTAAGTAAACCCCAGAAGCCTTGTTACTATAATTTCCCCATACAGCTGCATAAAAAGTTGCTGATTTTCCTATTAAATACTCAGTATCTAATGTACCTCCACTACCAAAAAAACTGGTAGTAGTGTCAGTAATCTGAGGATAATAACCTAGGTACTGCCTAAATCTTGACCAATTATATAATTGGTATGTTTTTAATACTAGTGGTACATTCTGGCTCCCTTCTACACTTGCAGCACTTTTATTAAAATAATGAATTGTTGCAGGAAATATCTTACCATACCCTTTATCATAAAAGGTAGAGGATACTTTTTTATCTACTACCCAGCCAGCAGCGACAGCATTAGTTTCAAAATAGTCCAATATACTAGTTTGGTTCCCCGACCAAAAAATATACTCATTTAACTTCTTATTATTATACATAATAAATCCTTAACTTAATTTCAGTGCTAAATTATATACCCCAGCCCCTGCGTCAGCATCTGGTAATATTACATAATCATTTGTATTAATTGTAATTAAATCTTCCGGGTTAGCCTGGTTATGAGATACTACAAAAACACCGTCCAAACTCCCTAAAGCAATCGTACTATATGATACATTTATGCCTGCTAAAAATGTAGAATTACTAATAGAGTATAATGATGATAATGTTGTATTGATGGAACCAACTGCCGCATTAAGATACCCAGAATAACCTAATCTATGTGCATTATTTGATGCATACATAACACCAGACCTAAAAGTAGTAGCATTTATAGTAGTCCATAGATAGTTAGTAGTTGTACCCGTTGTCCCAGCACTAAAAATAGAAGCTCCATCATTTCCTAAAGATTTAATCTTTCCTATATACCCTAGTTGGTAAACAGGAGTAACTCTAGCTGCTGTGGGGTCATAAAGCTTATATGCTATAATAACCCTATCACTATTTACAACCAACCAATATTTTTTTAAGACGCTTGAGGTAGCCCCTACACCTGCCATGCACCTTGGATTAGTCTCTTGGCCGACCATAGCAGCAACTGCATAATCATCCATTAATTTTAAGGGGGAGGAGTAAAAAGTTGGTGTTCTAAATTCAATATTATTACTTGTATTATATAAAATAGACACCAAAATAGGGGTCCCCCCGGTGGATATATTTTGGTAAGTACCGCCATATAAAACCCCAATATCTTGTGTAAATTTTTCAAAAACGTAAGGGGCATCTGCTGGTATTTTAGTAGTACTATTAGCTAATGTTAATGTTTCCTCATTAGTTAATACCTTATTCCACATAATTAATTCATCAATTATTTTTGATTGACTATTAGCTGCTATTGCGTGGATTGCTCCATAAATTGTCCAAGTTTGAAATTTTATTGGAAAAGGTGTAGTATATACTAAGTTACCATTAAGGTAAAAACAAATTGTCTTAGTAAGGTTAGAGTAGGTAAATGTGAAGTGTTCCCAACCCTTACCATCTTTATGTACAAAATGCTTTTTCATAATATAAAGAAGACTATACATTCCACCGTGTATTTCCCCCAGGGCACAATCTTTATCTAATGCCAAAGTTGGGGAGCATCTTAGCACAGCCCCTGTATAGAATTGTCCCATAAATTGAGGAGCAAACCTAGTATTATAGTTAGCTACATTATAAAAATTAGTTCTATCTTCACTTAAATTTAACCAAAAAGAGAATGAAAATTCAGTAGGGTAATCATTATAAAAAGTTTCTGATGCCCCAGGGCCAATAGTACTGTGAGCGAATGCACCATTAGGTGCGAGTTTTATGGCGGTAGTGTCCGAATACCTACCAGGGTACGCCTCTACTAATCCAGAGGCAGTATATTTATATCCTCTACTAGTGGTAAAAGAACCTATAGTGTTTCTACTAAGCTTTTCCCAACCTTCTTGTAGCATCAATGTTTCTAAATCTTCAAACATCTGCCCCATATTTTTATTAATACCAACGGTAAAAGCCATTTCTGGTCTCCTTATTTCACTGCGTTTTTAATAATTTGCCTTCCGGCTCTTGATGTCAAATATTGCTCTATAACTGAAGGGTCTAAGGAGTTAACTATAACTACTTCTGATTTTTGAGGGGAAGCTGAAGACCCACTAGTATTACTAGTAGTATCTTTAATAGCTTTTAAGTCATTTCTACTTAATACATATTCCCCTGATTGAAGTATTGCTGGTACTTCATCACTTCTTAATCCTGCTCTATTATCGTCATAAACATAACCTCCTGTGTGGAAGGTTTGTGCCTTAATTTGAGCCACTTGCATCATACCTTGGGCTATTGCAGCAGCAGCCATGACAGGGCCCATTACTGAGCCTACTATTGGCATTTCTAATCCTCTTTGGTATCCTAGAATTGCGTTTTGGTAGGTTGAGGCGATAGCAGAGGCAACTTGTAGAGCTTGCATAGCCTTAAATGCTGTTTTACTTTTTTTACCTGATAGGGTATAATATGCTTCTGCTATGCTCGCTAGTCCGTCAAAAGAAGTTTTAGCATTTTGGGCTGTCGCACCATACCCAATAGCTTGAATTTTATTTTTTCTATCCTGAACAGATTGTGCTAGTGCAACCTCAGCTTCCGCAAGGGAAGTTTGAAGTTCAGTCATTCTTATACCGGCCTGTTCCTGCTGTTCAAATGACATATCTAAACCATTTTGTTCTAACTCGAATTTCTGCTGATTTAATAATGCTAGGTCATTGGCAGCCTTAGCTTTAATAGTAGCATCTAGCCCATCATAGGAGCTATTTATATTTCTTTCACTTTGCTTAATTCCAATAGAAGATGGGTTATTTACTCCCATAGAAAAAGCATCTGTTTGTTTTAACGAGTCTTGTTTATCCTCAATATCTATACCTAGCTTTTGAGATACCATAGTCCTAGCTTTACCTTCTGAAAAGCCACCAGAGTTAACTAATCTCTCTATTTCCTTTAATACAGCTAAATCTTTTTCATACCCTGAGGTTCTATTAGTATAATTGGCGTATTCAGCTTCAATATCTTGAGCCAATCTCAGCTCTTTAGTTTTAGTGGCTACAATTTGATTTTCAGTTGCTTGAACATCTTTCATAGCTGTTGTTTGAAGCTTGTAAGCCTCCGCAATTCTTTCATTTATAGCTTGAGATTTCTTTTCTAATTCTTCTTGTTCTTTTTTATCTTTTACTCCAGATTTATTATGGTTAGCAATTTGGGCAGTAATATCTTCCCTTTGTTTTAAAAGACTAGTATAATACTCTTCGGCCTTAATTTGGTCAGCTTGACGCTCCGTTAATTTTAATTGTAGTAACGCTGACTCACTCATAGCAGTAACTCTTTTATTCATTACTGCTTCTTGTTGAACTGCTAATTTTAGGGCCTCAGCTTCTAAGTCCCTCATAGCTTTTGCTCTAGCTGCTTCTTCTCCATGTAGGTCTGTCATTTCGGCAACTTTAGCTCTGCTCATACCTAAAAGTTTAACCTTCTCTGTTTCCAACTCATTGATAGTTCTATGCCCACTGACCATTTTACCAAGGGAAGCAATATATCCTGCATATGCACCCTCTATCCTAGTTCTTTCTGCCTCTGATTGGGCACCGCCTAAGGCTGTGTCTCTTTGAGATTCTGCCTTTTTAGTATACTCTTCTCTCAATAGGTCTGCTGATATAGGGTTACTAGTTTTTTTAAGAGCTTCTGAAAATTCTTTTACTAGCCCCTTAACCTCGGTAGGTGCAGTATTCTCCATCGACTTGGCTGCAAACTCTTGGCTTTCTCTAACTTTATCAATTACCTCATTTAGTCTATTTGAAGCTTGAGCAGTCATAGAAGATACATTTTCATAATTAGAATATTGAGAGGAAATATCTGATACAATCTTTTTAATTGCTTCAACATCTTTATCTGAAACTGTACTCCCTAAGTTCGTAGTTCCTACATCGGGCATCCCAGAGTATGCTTCTTTTTTAAAAGCCGGGAGGGGTTGAGTTTGTAGCTGAGATGTATCCCCCATTATTTTAATACCTTCAGTAACCCCTGTTAAATTTTCAACTTTACTAATCAAAGAGGATAAGTGTTTAACAGTCTGAGATGCTTCTGACCCTGCCCCACCTTTAAAGTCGGCAGAGCTAAGTTCTTTTACGGCACTAGCTAACTCTGCAGAAAACTTAGTTAACTCAGCCGCCTTTGAATCTCCTGGTTGCATTGCTTTAAGGGTAACATCAGCAATAGACTTAATACTATTAGCCGCTTCTATTAGAGATGATTTAGTTTCCTCTCCCATACTAGTTGAGGGTTGCCCTGATGTAATGGTTGAATTATAAGCAGACGTATAAGACTCAGCTCTAAATAATGCTGATTTAGCATCTTTAATAGCAGACTCGGTTGTTAAGTCCTTTTTAACATCAAGAAGCTCTCTTCTAGCATTTTGTAACTCTACTATTAAGTCCCCAGTTTCTTTTGATGAGGGGTCATTTTGTGTAGAATTAGCAATCTTCTCTTGAATAGCCTTTATATTATTCTCTGCTACTGCTACTTTGCCTTCCCTATCTAAATTTTGAACAGCCCCGGCTGTTTTATTTAAGCTGGAGGTAGCATACATTGCAGCCCCAGCAATAGCGGTTAATAATAATACTATAGGGTGCTTTGCAACAGTACCAACTATGGTACCTAAAACTTTAAATATCCCAGTAAATGTGGTTAATCCAGCAGTAGCAGTTGCAATAGTTGCTGCTAATGTACTAAATACAGCAGAAACTCCTCCAATTTGTACAGCTAATTGGAAAGCAATATAAGCCTTTCTAGCTGAAATTAATAGAGGCCCAATTTTACTTAACTGTCCTACTAATAAAAGTACACCAGTAGCCCCGGCAATTACTTGTAAAGCATTTACAAAGTTAGTTTTAAATGTTTCAAAGTTTCTATTAATATTAGTTAAAGTAGATATTACAGATACTGTTACTTCTTTTGCAAATGGTAATAATTGCCCAATAGTTTGGTTGAAGGTTACCCCTAAAGTATTTCCTAGTTTCTCCCAAGTTATTGCAAAACTTTCTGTTACAAATGTAGCTTTTTCTACTTCACCTTGTACACCAGAGTTTAATTTTTGAAGGTGTCTAAAAAACTCATCTGCATTATTTCTTAACAAAGTAATTGATTGTAAGGCTAGAATATCCATACCTCTAGTAATCTTACCAAAATCACCATCAGACATATTTTTTAGTTTAGCAACAAACTCAGACATCGCTGCATTTGATTCAGTAGTACCCATCTTCATACGAGCCATCATCATCTCTTGGTCAACACCCATTTGTCTAAAAAATGAAGTAACCTCAGTAGATGTTTCTGCAAGAACATTAGAAAATCTTCTGATTTGTGTACCGATAGTAGATGCATTAACACCCGCATTTGAGAAAGAGATAGCCATTGCACTAACGGCATTTGCAGTAAGCCCCGAGGACTTTGCAGCAGCTAAAGCATAGTTAGAGAAAGTTCCAATATCTTGGGTTGATAATCTTGATTGATTTGCAACATAGGCTAATTGGTCTGCTAGGTCTGTTACTGATGGTGTTAGTCCTGTTGTAGCATCTTTTACGTCACCAAAAACTTCTCTATATGTAATTAAGGCACTTGCAGAAACCGCAAAGGAATCTCCGGTTAACCTTGCCATTTTTATAATGTTTTCTGTTGCATCTGCAACTTCTGCTTTATCAAATCCTGCACGCCCTAATGCCAATGCAGCCTCGTTGATGTCTTTTAAACTTCCACCAAATTTTACGCCTAAGTCTGATAGTTTCTTTTCTAATCTTCCTGCTGAAGCTGCACTCATATCTAATACAGCAGATAATGTATGCACTGCTTGGTCAAACTCTAATACATATTTAACGCCATTAGAGATTAAATTAATTACACTATAAATTCCACCATATAAAGACGCATACATTGAAGCACGGGCAGCGATATTCTGTGCCCATTTAACAACTGAAATTCTATTTAAATTATCAACAACATCTTTACTATGTAGTTTAGCTTCTGTTAAAGAAGAAGATAATTTTTTTGTCTCAGCAGTGGCACTAGAGAGGGCAGCAGAGGGATTAGTAGCAAAAGATGCATCAAACCCTTCCTTAGCTCTCTTAGCTGCATGTAGCTCTGCTGTGAGCCTCTCTATCATCTTATCTGCACCGCCCATAGAAGATTCTGATGCAAACTTTACCTTAGAGATTTTTAATTTTTCTAAAAGTCTAATTTGTTCTTGATAAGAAGCTACAATTTTATCATAAGACTTGTCAAAAGTTATCTTACCCCCGGCAATATCACTTAATCCTTTAAGTTTATCAGATAAAATATTAACAGACCCTGAGGAAGAAACAACCTCCGCTCTAAATTTTTCTAACTCAACATTAATTTGTCTTACGTCACTTGAGGAGAGAGTAACCCCCTCCCCTGCTTGTGCTTTTGTTTGAATATTAGATGCTTCTCTAAGTAATGTTATTTTCTTATTAAGTAACGCCAACTCTTCTTTAGCTACATTAGGTTGTATTTTACCTGAAGCTACAGCAGACTGTAAGGAAACTAACTGGTTTTTCAAGGAGTCTAAAGATACCTTTGAAGCTGCTGTAAGATTATTTTTAAGAACATCAATTTCTGCTGATAAACTTTTAGTAGCACTCTTAAAATCTTCAAACTTCTTAGAGCTTTTTATGTCAAATGATATACTTTCTGTGTCAACCTTTGTTTTAGGCATACTAGAAGTTATTCTATTAACTTTAGCTACAAATGCACTAATTTGAGTAGAGTCTACATCAATAGGAATATTTAATTTTGTGTTCTGAATCAATTTTAATTTAGATTCTAACTTATTTAGTTGTGCTTCCCCTCTTGCAATTTCTGCAGCAGATGCAACACCTCTTTGAGATTTAATAGTATTTTCAAGTGCAGTTTTTTGAGATAATAGAAGTCTTTCAGCTTGGTCCAAGGCTGTTACAGATTCTTTTTGTTTACTTACAAGTTTCTTTTGTTGGTCATTAAGTTTCTCATATATACCTGAAGCTGTACGCAATGCATTATTAGTTTCTTGAGGGTTTGCCTCTCCGCTAGCTATTTTATCTTTTAAGCCTGTAAGAGAAGAAATAGCAGATGTTTTTTTAGCAGAGGTAATATCTAAGGATGATAGTTTTTTAATAGTATCTTCAAGTTTTAATACATTCTTAGTAGAAACCTCTAATTCCTTGTTGAAGTTGTAAAGGTACTTTGAATCACCCGTCTTTTGCAAAATTTCATTTAACCCAGAAAATCTACCTAATAGCTTACTTACAACACTACTACTAACCCCAAGTTTTTCAAAGTTTGCTATAAGATTATAAATATTTTCAGTAACCCCATAAGTTGTACCACTAAGAGCTTGTTTAAGACCCCCTGCTTTATTGGTAATAACCCCAACTTCCCTTGATAAACTTTTAAGGCCTCTTAAAGCATTTTCATCTGAAAGTCCTCCACTTGCTATTCCTTCCTGAATTTCAGAAATGGCATCTTGAATTTTAGAGAAGGCACCAACTGCAGATTTAGATAATTTATTTATTTGGGATTCAAAACTTTTTAAGCTTTTTGAGTCAGCTGGAAAGATAGAACTAGCAGATTTAGACATAGCCTCTATAGTTTTATTAGTACTAACTAAGGAACCTTCTAGGCTCTTTAGTCCCTTTTGTACGAACTGAATTTCATAACTAACATTTCCACCATTATTTTGAGCCATCTTAGAACCTTTATAAGCTTATATTAATACCCTATAATCGTATTTAACGATGTTGTTTAGACTCTCTTATTTGTTTATCCATCTGAGCCTTATTCCGTTCTTCAATCTTATTATTAACTAAAATGGATACTGAACAGAATGTTTGGGTTTGGTCAAACCAACCTCCAGCCTCTGGTAGAAACCCTGCTTTATGAATATTGTAAGCCTCTATTGCTGAATTAAGTAGATTGTTGTCCAACTCAAAAATAGGGCAATGAGTGAAAAGATTTCCAGCCACCACAATTTTAAAGTCTTTATTTTTTTCTTTTTCTCCAATGAATCCACAATTTCTAGTTCCTTGAAGTCTTTTTGATTTACATATATCACACTTCCATCCGTCAGAGGATAAAGTGTCAGAAAAATAAATATCTAAGTTAGTAGTAATTTTGTCAATAACTTCTGGGGAAAGAGTAGAAACTCTTAATATCTCTTTTGCAACATCATCAAGTATCTCTACTGATAAATCATCTAAAGTTAAAATACCGCCAGAGGCGGTTTCAATTTTAATAAGGGCTAATTCACATGTTCTATAGGTGTACTGGTGAGTTTTTCCAGAAGAATATAAAGAAGAGAGGGTGTATAGCTGTCCCATAGTAAGGGTTTTAAAAATAAAGGTAACCTCAGGCAAAGAGGACAACAAGTATGCCTGAGGGGTATAATAATGTAATAACCGATGAATTGAGTTCATGGTGAGCTTATATTAAGCTTCTTCTTTTTTTTCATTTCCTAAAAACAAGTCTGTATGCTCTGGACTTCTAGTAATGGAAGCAATAGTAGTTGCAACTTCTGTAACAACTTCTAAGGGTAACATCTCAATACAAGAATCATCCATAAATCCATTAGAATCTTTTTTAAACTTAACAGCAGCCCCTGAATCGTCTGTAATATTTTCCCAGCCCATTACTCCTCTTTTAACTAAGTTCCAGTTAAATGAGCCAGAAGCAAAACTAATTGTTGCATCTTCTTGGTTAATTTTTGTTAAACCATCTTCTAGTTTAGCAAAACTTTTAGAGTCAATACGTTTGATTTTTAATGTGAAAGGGGCCTCGTCTCCTCTGCAGGAAACGGGAATGTAGTCCAGTAACTGGTCTTTTTTTGTAGAAACAACTAAACCCATGATATTCTCCTATTTAATTTTAATCATAAAAGGCAAGGGGCCGAAGCCCCAATATTACATATGAGCTACTAAGATAGCCTCACCTAAGACCGCATCTTCATAAGCTTCAAACTCAATCTTATTTTCAAGGATACCATCTGCATCTTCAATAGAAACACCTGTATAACGTGCTTTAGGGAAGTAAATAGCAAATTTATGGGTTCCAGAAACCATCTCAAGATAGATTTTAGCATCAGTGTTATTTTTAAACTTATTAAGTTCATCATAGTTCTCAAAAGTAACAGACAATGAGCCTTTAACCATTTTCTTAGTTACCGCTTTAGAAGAAATACCACTAGAAGTAATTGCCTCACGGTCAGTTACTGTATTTTCAACAGTGAAAGACAAGTCTTTTGCTTCATAAGCAACCCCAGAAACAGTAAATGTAGCATTTTTACCAACATAAGGATTCTCAGTAATAACTGTACCTGTTAAAATTGCTTCTCCTGCAGCTGTACTATAACCAGATGCACCAACATCAAAGGTAATAGTAGCAAGGTCTGCAACAGGAAAATCAAATTTAACACTTGAAGGTACAATACCTGTATAAGTAATAGTTTGGCTATCACCAACAGTACATCCTAGGAATTGCTTAACTGCCAAAGACGGTTGTGAACCACAAGGCTTAGAAAGCTTATAAAGAATAGCTGTACCCGTTTCCCCTGTAGTTGCTGGATATATTTCCTTAGCTAGTGTAATTCCAGCATCAGAATATCCAATAAAGGCACCACCAGCTAACGCATTAGCAGAACGAATACCAAGAGCAACTTCCAGTAAGTCAGCACCATTAAGGTCTTTGTCTACACCACCTAGTGGTACTAATTCAACACCACAAGTTCCACTTCCATAGATTTTTCCTGCCATTTTAGGGGCACTTAAGAAAGAGTTTTTGATTGCCTTTCTTTCAATAGAGTCACCTTCAGGTTTCATAGAAGTATCTGAAGTTACCTCAACAACGTCTGCATTGGTAAATGTACCACCTGCGTTAAACGTAGCTTCTTTAATAATTGCATAAACTGCACTATTTGAGCGATAAATTGCCATTGTTGTCCTTTATAAGTTTTATCAATCTATTATCGTAAATAAAAAATATTTATGCTAGTCGCTTAATATATTTTACTTTAAGGTTTAATTGAGCTACTGAATATGGGTGTAGCATACCACCATCTCTTTTAAAGTCTGTAATAATAGATTCCACTGTATTAGTTCTTAAAAATTCATTACTTTCTATTGTTTTTTGTACTAACTCAACCAATTCTGATAAATTATCTTCATAGTCTGATGTTCGTTGCTTATTATAAATATACACTGGGATAACGGCATTTACCATAGCTTTACTATTAACCAAGTTATCTCTTTCCATCATATCTGACTCATAAACTAAAGCAACTGTAGGAAAATCCTTAACATCTGTCCACATTGGAATATTATTACCATAAACACGTTTAAATTTTTTAGTTCTTTCTAAATCTTGAACTACAGAATTAATTATCTCTATTCTCATATTAAGCTCCCCACATTACCTATATTCATTCTCATTGTTATTAAAGAATCAATCACCTTTGACATAGTAGTAACTTCATTACCAGACCTATTTTTAAAGGCCCCTGAAGTTTTCTTTCCGTATCCTAAAGTAACTCTATCTAACCAACCTACCCAAGAAGCTATTGAGCCATCTTTTCTCTGTCTAAATCCTGCGTTAGTATACGAACCATAGGGATACTCTTCCGAGCCTCCTATATATCCTACACTCATTGTTACACCAATTGTATAATTTTTAGGGGTTTTATTAAAAGAAACGGAGGCCCTTATACTATCTCTAAGGTTTCCAGTATTGTAGTGAGGGAAAGGGGCATCGGGTCTTCTAGCGTGACTTTGAATTATACTTTCTGATACTTTTTTATTAAGTGCATATTGTAAAGCAGACTTCCAAGCATTAGCTCTTTTATTTGCTTCAACATACATCTTTCTGGCCATAGCCTCAGTAACTTTATCAATAGAAATTCTAACATTTTTTGATAAGTAAGTAGTATCACCTGGAGTGTAAATCCCAGCAGAATATCCCATATTAAAGCCTAAAAATTCTGTAGGCTTGTAAAATACTGTCCGCTAAGAATGGAATTGAGTCGAGGGGTTTTACAGATTGTTTAGTATCTGAACTAATTAATGCAATAGAGTCGAAATTTTTAGTAGCATCAGTGTGCATTTTTCTTCCTATTACATACATGGCATTAATCAAACTAGGAGGAATTAAATCTACAGAAGAATATCCTATAGTATAAGTAACTTCAATATTATAATCGCCAGCAATAAAAGTATTATCTGGGTAGATTATTAAGTTTTTCTTAATTTTTAATGTATCTAAGGGAGTATCCTCTCCATCTATTTTCAAGGAGGTTACGGAGACTATTTCTCCCTTAGAAGTATACAGTTTTGAAAGGCCTGTTCCATTCAATGTTTCAGTAATTGTACGCTCTATAATAGAAACTCCGTAGATGCTATAGATATGACTCTCAGCCCAAGTAAGAATAGTGCTTAATGCTGTTCTTACTTGTACGTCCGATGCCTCTACTTCTATGTAGTCTATAAAGCCGTCCTCTAATTCTTGAAACATTTATTTTTCCTTATTTAGTTGAGGCTTTAGGCTTAGGGCCACTAACTTTTTCTTCAACGTCAACTACAGGTTCTGCAGGTTTTTCTTTAGTTTTACCAGCAACACTAAAAGCTGATGGGAATGTTTCTAAAACATAAGCTGCAGCTTTATCTGAGAGCTCATACTCACCTTCTTGAAAGTCTACACCAATTGTTGTAAGGCCTGGGCCCTCATACTTAATTTTTGGCATCTATATTCCTTATTTCTTAACTCAATTATAGAAATATAATTGGACTAAAAAATAATAGGGGCCGAAGCCCCTAATCCTCGTTAAAGGTTAATGATTGCTGATACTGGAGTAGCAACAATAGAAAGTTTTTTAAAGTCGATGTCTCTGTAACCAACATAAAGAGTTGAACTAGAAACCGCTTTTCTCTCGTCTTCAATACCGATTGTTCCTCTATCAGAAACACCAAAGAATCTCTTGTTAACAATCAACACTGCAGTTTTTGTTCCAGCAACATCGACAACACCAAGGTTAGTCAAGTTCTCTGGAAGTGCAGCAGAAGCAACAATTGGCATACCATAAAGTTTACCGATTTCACCTGTTAAAAGTGTAGCAGCTGAGCCATACTTGTCAACAGTCAATACTTGCTCAAGGCCAAGCATATCATAAGCAACTTTAACAGGAGCAATGATTACAAGGTCAGCAAGGTTAAGACCATATACACCAAGTTTCTTTCTAGCAGCAAGAATACCTGCAGCAGAAATAGCACCGGTACCATCAACTGTATTACCCGCAGCAACACCGATTTTCAATAAACCATCAAATGCTTTACGAACATCATTTGCATCAGCAAATGCAGTATCACCAGCGATAATACCTTTTTCAGAAGCACGAGCCAAAGAACTAACAAGCTCTTGCTTAACAAGGTCCATAACAGCAACAACTGCTTCTTGGTCAGCTTGGTCAGTTACACTAACAAGTGTTTTGATACGACTAGTAGCAAAAGTTACCTTACCGGCAGCAATTGTAGATTCAATAGCATCTGCACCAGGGGCAATTAAGTAAGCAACTGCATCTGTTGAACGGCCAGGGATACTAAATTGATTACGATTTGCAGGCATTGTAAGCTTTGTAAACAAAGGCTCAACCATCAATTCTGCTTCAAGTTTTGTCAACATTTGACCACTAAACTCTTCAGCTAACCAACTAGAAATATCAGCAGGCTTAATTGCTTTTTCAATAGTAGCAGCCATTTCTTTAAACTCAGCGAAAGAAGAAGCATTTCTACCTGTCAATACTGATTTCAAGTAAAGGTTTGCACCAACACTTTTTGCTTTAGCAACTTCTTTATCATCTACAGACTTGTCCTCAAAAGATGTCTTACGGTCAGTAAGCTTAGCTTCGATGTCTTTTTGTAGCTCTTCAAGTTGTTTTTCAGAAGCAGTTTTTTGTGCTTCAATAGTACCCTTAAGGACTTCGAGTTCCTTATTCATTTTGTCAATGGCTTCAATTCCCATTATAACTCCTATTTTAGTTTAAGATTGTGTTGACTCTTTGTTCTACTACCTGATGTAGGCGTAGAAGCTGAGAAACGCTGCTATCAGAAGCCTCAGTTGCCGTTATAAATGATAATACCTGTTCAAAAGTTATTGTGTCAGGTTCTTTACCATCTCCCTCAGCAGTTTGGGTTGAGCCCTCAGCGTTTTGGGTGTTTGGGGTTGAGCCATCTCCACTCTTACCTTCTTCATTATCGTGTTCGTTCTTATTATCGTTGTTATTTTCGTTTTCTGCTTCTTTACTAATAGTATCTTTTAAAGATGTAATCATGGATAATAAATCTTCAGGGACTCCCTCAATGATTTTAGTTTCTTCCATTTCTTTATAGTGTTTTAATAAGTGTTCAGATGCCTCTAACTTTTCCTCATTAGAAAACTTAGTATCTTCCATAGTAGATTTTAAAGCCGCAAAAGCAGAGTATACGCCTTCTTTACTAACCAATAATTTTCCTTCTTTAATTTCATGATGAGGAAATTTCCAAGAAGATTTCTTTTCTAAATCCCCTACAACTAAGAAGGCCTCTTTAATAACTTCAGGTAAGTTAATATCTAAAATTTCTTGTGCCGCAATTGACTTATCCACTTCACTCCATTTGCTTTCAGATATTTCTTTATTTCTGATTTTTGAGGAGCATTTGAAGGTGTGTTCATTTGTTGCCTTGGAAGCAAGCATACAAGTACCATTTGCACAAGGCGACTGAGTAAGAACCGTAAAGATAGCATCTTGGTTATCTGGAACAGAAACAATTGACACCTCCAATAATTCTACTGCCTTATAGTAATAAACATCAATGTGTGAGTCATACTGTGCATCAAGGGGTTTAAAACCAATTGAAAAAGTCTTTAATATTTTATTTTGTACTGCATAGAATACTTTTGGATTTAAAAGTTTGTGCACTTCTGCAGTTATTTCTAAACCATCCGTAGAAATTTTTATATCTATAATTTTACCAACAGGCTCTTGTTTGTCGTGATAAGATAATAATATAGGGTTCTTCATGAAGTTTTCTAAGTTATACCCATAAGGTAATACCGAGTCACCACTCCTGTCAATCACTAATTGTCCAGAGTTATCAAGGTATCTATTTGCATACCCTTTAATATACAAAACATTCTCATCTATTGGAGCCCCTAGCTCTTTGTTTTGCATTTCAAACTCTTTTACTATCAAAACTAACTTATCCATTAAACACTTCCTCTTACTTTTTATTTAAGACTATCTAAAATATTATCGTTGATTGCATAACTTCATGACTTATACACCCGCAGTAGGCATGTCTGGGTTACCCCCGGTAGCAGACGTACTACCAGCCCCTCCCGAAACAGGAGCAGTTGCGGCCGGTTGAATACCAACAGGGGTACCATCTTGTACATATTGAGCGCCCGTACCAAATAAGTAAGCTGCCAAGATATTTTTATCGGCATTATCTGCCTCTATTCGTGGAAGACCAATCATATCCCTTGCCTCATTAAGTGTTGATAATCCGGTAGAATAGCTATCTTTTGCAGCTCCAGATTTTACATCGAGGCTTGTTTCTAATTCTACTACTCTATCTAGGTCAAAGGAAAATCTTAAAGTTGCATCTTTAAATTTGTTTTGTAAAAATAATGAGATGTTATCTTCTATTTTATATAGGTAAGGCCGGACTGCTGTATTAAATACTGCTTTCATTAAGTCTTGAGGCTTAGAGGTAGAGGTGTTCTCTCCCCCTAGCGCTAATGCATTTATTTTAAATACCCTAAGAACTCTCTTATCACTAATATTCAATGAATCTAATATCTTAGCATCTTGTGGAGTAGACTGAATAGGATTATATTTTAGACCACTTGGTAATACTGCTGTACCACCCCTCTTAGTTCCGTCTTTGCCATATAACATTTGAAATTGTTCTTGTATTGCTGTAGTTTGCTCTGGGGATAGTGCATATTCAGACTCCAATAATCCAGTTAGTAAACTGGAGTTTTCATAGAAGCTCTTTAAATCATCAATTGCATAACTCTCTAGTAATAAAGTATCAAGCAATGGCCTTACAGCAGGAACTCCATAGTATAGGTTATTTAAGGTAGGATTTCTTACTACACATACTTCATCAGCTTTATATGCTGTTTTATCATTCCAGATAAAACCACTAATATATTTAGTAGCATCCGGGACAATTTTTACAGCAGAGGGGGCCCCTAAGAACCAAGATTCGTATCTACCTTTATTCATTTCAAATGTCATGAATGCCGTGCCTGATAAGAGTAATGCTTGTATTTGTAATTCTATCATTTCTCCCCAAGTAAAATGAGGGTTTGGGTTTTGTGCCCACTGTGCTAATTTATCAGTACTAGGCATAGGTACAAGCTTTCCTGTTTTATCAAGCTTTCCAACCTTTGGTACAGCCTGAGAAGCAGCCTTTGAAATATAATCTACACAACTAAAGATTAATTCACTTGTATGTAGGGTATTTTCTTCAGTACTTTTTGCTAATCTTCCATTACCATCAGTATATGAGGTCATTGCCTCTTTATTATTCTTAGAGGCCTTAGTAGTCAAGAAAAATGAACTACCTCTATCCGGTGACTTACTTTTAAAATAACTTAATATTCCCATTTTATCTCCAATAAGGACTTTACTGTTTAATAATCGTTTTTAAAAAGAAAATTATCGTTTTATTATCAGAAAACCTATAAGTAACCTTAAAGTAAGCTTAAAAAAGGGGTGTCCGGTTTCCTATTATTGTATTCCCCCTTTTTGGTCTCTTTTAGGGTACTTTAGAACACCTTTTCTAATTATGACGATTATTAAATAGAGATTAAAGAAGAGAGGAAAGTGATGAAAGTTAATTTATATAAATCTCCAGTTCATAAAGTTGTTTTTATAGATAATTTAGATTTTACGTTTGAATGTACATGTGGAAAAGAGTTTATAACAAACATGAAAGAATATTCTGAGTTGTTAAGGTGTCCTATATGTTCTTCTGCTAAACTTTCCCATCCTTTCCTATTCCCCTCAGAGATAACAGAATTATTTACATATGTTTATGATGAAATACTTACACAATATCCAAATAAATTAACGAGGAATTAAATGAGTGATAATTTACCAACTATTCCAGAAGTAGGATTAACTCCAGATGTTGAACAAAAGCTTACAACAGAATTAGTGTTCACAGAGGGTGTGGCCTCCCAAAAGCCCATGACCTTAATAGAGAGAGCCATATGTGAGATGAGAGCAGATAGAAAAACAAATATATCAATTGCAACGTATCTTGGTATAAGTCTAAATGAAGTTAAGAGAGTTCTTGCTAAGGAGCATGTAAGAGAGTTTTTAAAAGAGTTAATTAATGCTCAATATGATATGTCTAAAGAATATAGACTTGAAATGCTGGATAAGATAATTCAAGCTAAATTAGAGGAACTTGGAGATGACCTTAAGGGTGCTACTAAAAAGGACATTGTAGATTTATTATTAATTCAGGACTCTATGCTTAAAGAGAGGGAAAAGAAAACTTTAGGTACTAATGAAGATACCTATATTACTCTATTACAACAGATAGTCAAACAATAATGAGTGCCTTAGCCCCTGATGAGTTATTTATAACCCCTGATGTAGAAATATATCAGTCTGTAGCAAATAAAATAGATTATTATTCTTCTGCATCTTTATTAAAATTTAAACCACACCCTGCACAATTAGAAGTATATAGTTGTGTATCTAGTAGACAATTTGATGTTATAACTTTAGCATGTGGTAGACGTTTTGGTAAGTCCGAGGTAATGGCTGCTATTGCCAGTACAGAATTATTAATTCCTCAAGCTAGAGTATTACTTGTAACTCCTACATTTGCAAACGCTAAAGCTATTTATGATAAGGTTGAATTAGCAATTATAAAGTTAGGGTTAAAAATTAAATCAAAAGATATAAAGCTATTAACCTTTACACTAGAATATGGACAAACTATTGTATGTGCTACTCCTAAGTCTATCTCTAATGTTCTAGGATTTAAGTATTCACTAGTAATTTTCGATGAGTCTCAGGATATTCCAGGAATTATGGATATTTGGGAAAATAAGATTAACCCAGCTCAATCTGACTACGGTTTGCAACCAGATGGATTTTCTTATTCTAAAACAATGTTTATTGGAACGGTTAGAGATTTTGATAACGACTTTTATATTCCTTTTGAAAGAGGTATGGATGGACTACCAGGGTACGTATCATTTAACTTTCCCACTTCTTCAAATCCTTATATATCAGCTGAGTTCTTAGCTAAAAAAGAGGCTACCCTACCTAAAAAGACTTTTGATATGGAATATAAGGGCATTTGGCAATCCTTAAGAGATGCTTTGGTATATTATTCCTTTGACCTAGTAGAAAATGTAAAACCAATATCTAGCCTACCTACTATTTTAAATAATGTTGGGGCAGAATTAGTAGGCATTGACTTCGGTTTCGCAGATAACACTGGTCAGTTACTGGGAGTTGTTGAAAAACTTACTGGAATCGTGACAATCATAGGAGAATATAAAGCTGAACAACTAGCACTTGAACAGCATGTAGCATCCTTTAAAGATAATGAAAAGATATATTTTAAGGGAACTCCTAATAGATATACAGACCCTTCTGCTGCTCAATTAATACATGATATGGCTACTTCCTACTCATATTATACAGGACCAGCCATAAATAAGATTGATGAGGGAATTGATACTATAAATGCAATGTTTTATCATAAAAAATTGTTTATTATGGAAAATTGCAAAGAGCTTATAAGTGAGATAAAAAATATGTCTTGGAAAAACCCTAAGACTAAAGAGGTTCAGAGAACTAAACGACATAAACACTTTGACTTAGCTTTATCTACTTTAAGATATATTGTATATACATGGCATATACAAAAAGATTTATCTATTCAAATTATAAAGAGTAAGAAGTAGATAATATATAAAAATCATATTTACTAGGAGATTAAATGAATTTTGAAGATTGGTATAGTATTAATCCACTAAAAGATAAATTAGAGGAATTAGATTTAACAGAAAAAGAAAAGAAAATATTGACACCTGTCATTCTAAATAGTTCTTTTATTATTGAGGCTAAACCTTTCTATCAAGAACTAGGTAAAATACAGAAAACCTATATTGTTCCTGATTTTTTATTAAAGCAATTTGCCTTAACTTATAAAAAAAGATTTTTAACTGCTTTTTCTTATTACGACTTAGAAAAGGAAATAAATTATTTAATTAAATTTGTCCCTGCTGGGGTTAAATTAAGAGATGCTGTTATTCCTACAGATAAATATGAGGATTTACTTAAAGAAGAGCTTAAATTTTTCTCTCATACTCCCGAAAAAGGATTTAATGAGCTTATAAAAATTCTTAATAAGGGAAAACTAATCGGATGGAAGTTCAAACAACCAAGACAGTAAGGCGTGAGGCCCTCTCAGAGCACGAAAAAGACTTTCTAAGGGAAAACTACCTCTACCTAACCGATGAGGCAATAGCGGACGTCCTAGGCCTATCTGGAGCTGTTACAGCAAGAAAGATTCGCTCTAATTTAAAACTTAGAAGGAATAGGAAGAGTACTCAGAGCTTTATTAAAGAAATACCTATGATTATTTGGTTACAACGAGAATTATATGATTCAACTTCTTTTGAAAATTTAGTAAGGATTAGCATTTAGTATTGACTCCTTTTCTTAATTATTGTATACTTATGTAAACTTTAAGAGAAAAGGAGAAAAAATGCTTTTAGACGTGTTAATGAAAAATCAGTTGGTGGATGGATTGGTGATGCCATTCTTCCCAGAGATTAGACAATGGAATTTCATTAGAAATGAACTTTCCTTTAGTGAAACTTTAGAAATGACTATGCTCAATGAAGAATATTATGAAACATTGAATGCAGAGAAACTGGTTGATAGGGTTGATGGACTACTTGATTATGGCTTTGTGCTCGGTGGTACAATTGCAAAATGGTTACAAAATCCTGATGATAGTGAAGATACAATGTTATTTATGGATAAATATTGTGGTCACTTCATAGATTTATTTATTGTAGTAAGTAAATATATGGTAAAAGAGCTTGGTATAGACCAACAAAAAATTCCTGAAGTTTTAGCCCACGGTATGAAGCTGGTAATTGAGGCTAATGAGCGTAAAGGTACTATCAAAAATGAGGCCGGTAAGATAGTAAAACCTAAAGATTTTGTAGGCCCAGAGGATGCTCTATCCTCTCTACTTGAATCTTATAGAGAAGAGAGAGAATAATTATGAAAAGAAGTCTAACAGAAGATGAAATTAGACTTCTTTTTCTTGGCTACTTTAATAATGGAGAATCCCAGGCTTCTTTAGCTAATAGATTCTCCATTACTCCTAAAGCAGTATATAATATACTGTATCTCCAAACATATCAAGAATATTCTTCTAATATACTATTCAATGATTTAAAAGTATCAAGTATGAATGAGTATATTAAAAAAAGAGAAGAAAGAAAAAAGCTTGGGTTAGGGAGAAAAGCATGACCTTAGAAGAGAAAGAGGCTTACCTTGTATCACAAATAGGAAATGAAAAAAATTTTATAGAGTTCGTTATGTTAGAAACAACCAAAGTTGTAAAAGAAATACATATCTTGTCTGAGGATAAGAAGCTACTAATAGTAATTGAAAATTATTTTATATCACTAGAAGAAGCCTTAGACTTTGTTGGAGAGATTAAAGAAAGTAGACTTTTATACGGTTTTCCGTATAAAATAATTTATTAAAAAGGAAAAATAGTGGAAAGAATACCATTACAACCAACCTCGGTTGAAATTACAAATAAAAAATACCAATTAAAAGATGCTCAATCAAATCCAATTGATAAATCTCTTGATGATATTTACATGAGGGTAGCTACTGCATTGGCCTCTGTTGAGGAAAATCCCTCTGACTATATAAAGCTATTTTATTATGCTTTAAACTCTGGAGCAACACCGGCAGGGAGAATTTTATCAAACGCAGGTGCTGGGAAGTATAAACCAGCTACTAGTTTGATTAATTGTACATTATCAGAAACTGTTAAAGATAGTATGGAAGGAATTTTAGGGAGCAACCTAAAAGCTGGATTAACTCTTAAGGCTGGCTGCGGTATTGGTTATGAATTTAGTACTCTTCGCCCTAGTGGTAGTTTTGTAGCAGGGGCAGGTGCAAGTACCTCAGGACCACTATCATTTATGGATATATTTGATAGTACTTGTTTTACTGTATCAAGTGCAGGGGGAAGACGAGGAGCTCAGATGGGTACCTTTGCTGTTTGGCATCCTGATGTTTATAAATTTATTCAAGCAAAAAGAGAAAATGGTAAACTTCGTAACTTTAACCTATCTTTACTTATTGATGATGAATTTATGTATGCAGTAAACAATGAACAACCATGGGATTTAATTTTTCCGGTGCTTCATAAAGAAATAGAATTAAATTTATTAACATCAGATACTAGAACAGTATGGAAGAAACTATTTTGGGAGTTAGACTACTGTGAAGAAATGAAATATACTCTTAATGAGTCAAAAACTCATATTTTATGTAGAGTGTACGAAACCGTTGCGGCTACTGACTTATGGGAGACTATTATGAGGTCAACCTATGATTTTGCTGAGCCAGGATTTTTATTAATTGATAAGATTAATGAATATAATAATAATTACTTCTGCGAGGTTATTAGAGCCACAAATCCTTGTGGAGAGCAACCACTACCACCAAATGGTGCTTGTTTATTAGGGAGTATTAACTTAGCCTTTTTAGTAAAAAACCCATTTACGCCAGAAGCTTCATTTGATTGGTTAGAATATAGAAAGTTAATCAAAATATTTTCAAGAATGTTAGATAATGTTGTTGAGCTAAGTGCATTACCTTTACCAGAGCAAGAAGAAGAACTAAAATACAAACGAAGACATGGTATGGGTTTTACGGGCCTAGGAAGTGCACTATCTATGCTAGGGATGAGGTATGGTGGACACCAATCAATTCATTTTGCAGAAGAAGTACAGAAGGTAATGGCTATTGAGGGGTATGCTGCTGGTATTGATTTAGCAAAAGAAAAAGGAGCTGCTCCTATTTTACAAGATACGACTAATAGAAAGCTGTGGGCAGAAAGTAAGTTTCTAAAACAAATTTGGGAAGAGAGACCAGATTTATTAATGGAAGCATTAGAGTATGGTTGTAGATATACACATGCTACAAGTATTGCCCCCACAGGAACAATCTCACTAAGTGTAAATAATAATGTATCTAATGGAATTGAGCCATCATTTAGTCATAAGTATACTAGAAATGTAATTCAGGAAGGTAAAAATAGTAAGGAAGCCGTAACAGTTTATTCCTATGAGATGCTCTTATATAAGCATCTATTTGGTAATGATGAAGTGCCAGAAAACTTTAGTACATCTGATACAGTAACAGTTAGAGAGCATATTGATATTCAAGCTGCAGTTCAAAAATGGTGTGATAGTTCTATTTCCAAGACTATTAATGTACCTACCGCTACTAAGTTTGAAGATTTTGGGGATATTTATTTATATGCTTATGCGTGTGGATTAAAAGGATGTACAACTTTTAGATTTAATCCAGAAACACTTCAGGGAGTTTTGGTAAGGGATGAAGACCTTCAAAATACAGATTATATCTTTTATTTAGAGGGTGGTGAGGAAATTGTTGTAAATGGTGCTGACTCAATTACATATAATGGAGAGACTAGTAAAGCAAATAATTTATATGACGCTATTAAGGAAGGTTACTATGGAAAACTTTAAGACAATTGAAATTACTAAAAAAATTGTAGGGGTGGGGCTTAAAAAGCCCCTTAATATAGAAGAAGTGCCCGAGGTTATTAAAGCAACGGATGTAAAACTTCCTAGTGATGCCCCTGCAAGAATGAAAACCCTTAAAGCAGAGGGTAAGAAGTGGTATTTAACTGTAGTACACCATGAGGGAACAAATATTCCATTTGCACTCTTCTGTCAGACCAACCATAAAGAGAAGTCCGTATCTACAAATATAGCACTAGATGGCCTATTAAGTTTAGCTAAACAAAAGGGAATTTTAGAAGAGCACATTAGTAAAACTGTAGAAAAATGTCACTCAGAGCCTAATACCTCAAAACTTACTAGAGTTATTAGTCTTTTATTACGTCACGGTGTGCATATTAAGAATATTGTTAGTGAGCTTGATAAAATTGACCCAGGTATTGGCTCATTTTTATTTCAACTTAAGAAACTTTTAAGCTCTTATATAAAAGACGGAGAAAAAGTTGAAGGTAGTAGCTGTTCTGAGTGTGGGGGTACCATGATTTTCTCAGAGGGATGTATGATGTGTACTAGCTGTGGTAGTTCTAAGTGTGGATGATATGCAAAAAGTATACCAACATTATAATAATAAGAAATATTATAAAATTGTAGATTGGTGTAAAATCCAAGAAGAGGGTAAATGGGTAGATGCCTACATATATAAGGAAAATACCCCCTCTTTTGGGGAGTACAGACAAAAATTTGTTAGAACAATAACAGAATTTCATCAAAAATTTATGCCGGTAATGGACGAAGAAGAGTATATGAAGACTTCAGATGGTATTAGCCTCCTAGATTCTATTAGAAATGAACAGTTATATAGCTTATTAGGTAAGTATAAAATCTTTTAGTTAAGAAATATCTAAGGTTTGGTAGAGTACAATATTGATACAAAACCAAAAGGAGATAAAATGTTAATTTATGGAAAATATGCAGTCGAGAAAGTAGATTCACTTAATTACCAAGTTTTTAAATTAGGAACTAATGGAAAAACAGGGGAAGATGCAAAAAGAAATATTACTTACCACGGTACTTTAATTTCTGCTCTTAGAAAAGTAAGAAGTGGACTACAGGCGGATGCCTTGTCCTCAGAGTCCATGAGCCTAAATGACTTAATTAAGAAACTTGATAAAGCGGATGTTGATTTTATGAAATTTCTTGATAAGTTTACAGTAAATAAAGCGTTAGAGGCAATTTATGCTCCCCCAAAAGAACCTAGAAAAGAAAAAGCATCCACTGATACGCCCCCTGACGATGAAGATTTAGATGGCGGAGATGATGAGGCAGCTTAATGACTTCTCATTTGTGTGTTTTATGTGGGGAGTGCTTAACACTTGCTATAAACTCCCCTTGCGAGTGTGGAAAGGTTGCTACTAAGGAACTAAAAGAACCTTATGAGTGTTTGTTAGTATTCTCCAATTCCCCTGAAAATTTAAGTTTAGGTAAAGCTTGGTTAAATGAAAATGGTATTTTATCATTTTTTAGAAGATATAAAGACCTTAAACTAGCTAGAATAACCCCTATAAATATAGAAAAGTGAGGTAAAATATGCAATATATTTCTGAAATAAAGAAAAAAGACTTAAAATATGTAAAATACTGCGGAACTAAAGAAGATTTATTTGCTCTAGGCGAGGGAGAAGTATCACTATACGATTTTTCAATGGCAAACTCATGTCTTGAGGCTAGAATAGAAGCAGTTACTCTAGTAGCTTCCACTTGCTACGCTAATCCTAATGCAATTGGGAAGGATACTCTATTTAATAGATTAGCACAAGAATCATTGGGGTTACCTAGCAGTTCCTTTGAGTTTATTCCAGTTTATCTATCAACCCCTCAGCTTAACTTTATTTTAGATAGGTATGACCGCAAAAAAAAAAAAAAAATACCTCATATTATTACATATGGGGACGCAGTTAACGGTGTTTGGGTAACAAATTACCGGGCTTTATGTGCAGATTACGATTTTTTAATGGGAGTGGGAGTAAATGTAGAGGATTTTAGGCTTTGGTATGATGATACTCTATGTCAACAGG